ATACCAGAGTATCCGCTTATACCAGAGTATCCGCTTATACCAGAGTATCCGCTTATACCAGAGTATCCGCTTATACCAGAGTATCCGCTTATACCAGAGTATCCGCTATAACCAGAGTATCCTGAATTTCCTGAATATCCGCTATATCCCGAATATCCATATCCCATAATTCCGCTTACAAAAGGTAGATTCAATGCCATGGTATTCCCCTAACTTATATATGAATGAATTGGTCTAAGATAAAGCACTAAAGAATTTAACTGCGTCCTCATGCTCGTCTCTATATCAATGGCAACTCTTATCGGTTTACCATACCAATCATTTAACATATCATTATTGATTGTTTCAAGAAAATTCTTTGGTATTATCTGCAAGATGTTCGTTCCGATCCCCTGAGTTATAACCCCAGATAAAGGGTTGTAAGACTTGATAGATGGATTAAAATTGAACGTCTGTATAGCTATCTGAGCAGCAGAATCTAAAACTAAATTCTCCATTCTGTCATCCGCAGTATAATAATTTGCTCCATCTATATCTTGTTCTTTCGGAATCACAACACACTTCAGAGTAACATACCCCCTCGTGTATAAATTCAGTATTACCTTTCTTATCCGCTTAATCATTGTCTCCAAATCACCTGTGTAGAACTTACTGAAATATCCTACCTTTACTGGAGCTTCTAATATTTTTGGGAATGTAGTTGCTGTTGTTATCGTCGCAATGTCCGCAACATTAGCTGCATCTAATATATCATCTGTGTCTATATATAATACACTTACAGAGCGGGTGCTATCTCTTCGATCTGACCGTAGATTAGCATACCTCAATGCTGTATTAATATCATAAGGCGTTTCTATATAAATACCAGCCCAATACTTAGTCACATATTCTTCTGAAATTTGATGTAATCCCTGATACTTAATCGGCAGAATATCTGCACTCCGCATCTCTCCAATGGAATTTGTAAAATACTTACGGATTAATTGTGATGGATCAGTGATGATACGGTAATAATATGTTACATTTATAGCTAATGATGTTTGATGTATAAACTTAGTTGCATATCCTTTATCTAAACTAAGAACATATATATTCCCATATAATGCTCTTTCATAATTTGCTGTAACTCCACTATTATCTCCTCGTAATACATGAGGATAAGTAGCAATATGCCCCGCTTCTGTTATTGAGGAATTATCTGTATGTAAAGTATATAACTTTGGTACATTAATGTAAATCTCGTTATAGTATTGGTTATATCCAGCAGAAGCATCTCGAATAGCTTGTTCCCCATTCGCTTTGATCGTCGCCACTACTTCTTCATTAAATTTCTTATCTATTGGGACTAATTCGTTATTATCATAATACATGATCCCTTTCCATGACAGGAAGAAGATTGTATTATTGACATTTATGCAGCTATTAGGAGCAATGCACCCTATCTCTGGGGTGACTTCATCCGTTCTTGATATTGGCACTTCAGCTCCTTGTACAGCTACTCTGTGCATCGAAGTCTCTTTGAGTATCAATATATTACCGTATAGCGATTCAAGCCCCGTGATTTGCTTGCCGTCTCCACTACGGTATTCTGAGAAGCTCTCCAGCTTAATCCAGTCTGGTCGGAATGGTTCAGACCATCTAAGCCCAGATTCGTAAGTGTTAATTTCTGGCTCCATATCGGCGGCTAATAACTGCCGTCCAGTTGGTAAGTCTGCGTCTACGAATATTCCTTCGTCTTCATGCTCTATCGAACCGATGTAATAGAAATCGCCTGTATTACCAGTGCTACTTCCTGTTGCTCTATATACCTGTAATTCTTCGATATAGTCAGCGTATCCACTTGGCAGATAATATAGCACCGCTACTTTAGTCTCTGATCCTGTGATTTCCACTTTTATATCATCGGCATCAGACGGAATGGTTTTCGCTACGGTATAGTTGCCAACAGTATCTTTATAGATGATTTTATACTTCACGTAAATCGTTTCTGTATATCCTCCTATATCGTCATCCTCGTCTTCATCTACTGTCATCACCTCAAAGTTAACATCTTCTATACCATCTACAACATTCCCTCTTGGACCTTGTACTTGATAAGTCTCTTCAAAGTTTGCATAATACATGCGTTCATTCACGGCAATATTAAACCGAGACTTCAGAGGATATATCAATCCTTCATAATCGTTGATGTTAACACCGAAATCAAGTTCATTATCTTTAATCTTATCAAAATAATAAATACCAGCGTAATGATCTACGTCGCCGCTTGGTATGAGTTCCCCTGGTGCTTCGCTATACGCATCGCCTTCGCTGCCTTTATTATCTGAACCAGAAGACCTATCTATATCTATTGCTACTACTCTACCATAATCATTCGGCTGATAGCTATTATTATGTGATGCTTTTGTGCGGAAGATATGTAGTCTCGTCGCTTTTGATGGCACATCATTAGTGGCTATCTTTATGCCCATTCGTGGTGCTTTATACAATACAGATGCAGGAAAGTATGCCGTTAGTTGTTCGTGAGCCGTCAGTCGTTCACCTTCTCCATAGACATGAATCTCTAAGTTACTCAGACTTTGGACTGAGTTGTTTTCGTAAGTAAATTCATCATAGCTTGCCACGACACCTTCTACCATGGTGGCTTCCCCCCGTATGGTTCTGCCAAGAACTCTATATCTATCGTATGGATCAGTGCCACTTGCTATCCCAACAGTATTGTTAATGCGTCTATCTGGTGTACCATACTGATTTGTATGCCTTAGTGTGTTATTATCGAACCTTGTACCTACTCGCCCAGATAGATCGGGAGGGACATACATATCTTGTTCATATCCATGATGTTGGTACAAATCAAATCTATCGCCATTTCCAGCTACTTGGACATGACATATCCCTGGTAATATCAACCTTGCCAGCGCATCGGCATCCATTCCTTCTTGTACTCTCGTCAGCCTATCTTGGTCTGAATCAACCGCTCTAAGTGGGGTATGAGTACGTTCATCATCTATCACCAAATCAGGGTCATTGCTTATGTCCTCTTCAATCGGGTTAATATTTACATATATACTCCCATATTCCCCATCTGGCATCCAATTATATCCTTTTATCCAAGCTGAGTATATACCTCCTGCTGGTGTTTTCTGATATATTGTATCGAATAGACCAGGCAAGACTAATGCCCGCTTAGTCCCAAATAGTGTACCATCGGTATCATCATTAATATATGAAAGTCGCAACTTACCATTGTCGTCAAACAATGAATTGTAAGTTCTCTTGTTGTCGTTGCTCTGGAATATAGGAACTTCAATCCTTATATGCCCATAACGTAACGCCGTGCCTAACGATACTCCTGGATAATTTGCAGGGTATTTCTCAGCTCTTGTCTGTGATACAAAATGTGCCTCGACAGATTTCAAGAACTCAGCAAATCCTTCCGTCTGTTCGTAGTTAGGGATTTCAATAAATTCCCCAGCAAACCCAAGCATTGGCAATGTATTAGTTGTGAAAAATGCCGTTACGTAAACACCAAGATTACCTTTAACATTTATATCTGTATCATCCGTGATGTCTTGCAGGGTGGCTGCGTTGCCTATGCCGTACTTATGGTTCAGCTCTCCATACAACTCGTTTTTAATATCGTATATCAACTGTCCAATATCCGTTACGCTACCGTCAGGAAGCCACAACTTACCTGTATCTAATACTCTATTTGGATAAGAACTACCTGTCAAATAACACATGTCATTATTCAGGTTATGTCCATCTGGCGTGCCAGTATCGTAATCCTGTACATCATATAGCTTGTTAGGTCTTGAATACTCTGTATCATCTATGCCTGCATCTTGCACGGCGCTCCACATCATATCAGGACAATTCATTACTGGACTTGGAGCTGACATCGTGCCATCTTCGTATTCCCACATAAACCTATAACGCCAAACGGATAAAGGGACATATCTGTCTCTACCTGTCTTTGCGTTATACTCAACTATACGTGGGATACCTGGTGTTAATTTATCGAATAACCTATCTATATCTTTTAAATATTTATTAGCGGTTTTGGATTCTGCCCCAGATGATGGATAATACGTGACTCTATGGTCTTCCCATATATACACATCAGATGCTCGCTCTATAATAAGCTCACCATCTTCATTGTAATACTCATCAGTTTCTAACTCCAGTTTACCCAGTACATCACCATACTTAACGCCATCTTGTTCATTCGAGAATATATAGGCATTGCTACTATTCAGAATCTGCATTGACCCAACATTTTCTTCAGTGGTGGCATCTGGATGCTGTATTCCGATATCATCGTGCCAAAAGCTGGCGTGAACCATGAGTGTATCTATCTCTCCAGATTCGAGGTATGACTTAATTTGCTGGATAAATGGTTCGTTCTCGTCATCGTACTTATCCTTACTGGACTGATCCCCTATCCATTGTTCATTGGTTAGTTTATCGTCAAGATGATCCACGGAGCTAATGGAAAATTCTTCTGGTAGTTTAAAGTTATACAATGCCATTCCATTCTCGACACCCTCATCTGGAGAGTTCTCCTTTTCGCTGGCATCTGTCTCTGGATCGCCTGTACGATCATCAAGAATTACATTATCTATCTCGAATGTATCTAAACAATTAGGAGTTAACATAAATCCGTGAGTATCATCGTCTTCTATCTTTGCGTCGCTTAGTATCATGTCTCCATTAATCCTATCGGATATACATAAACGATGACGATACTGAGTCATATCAACATAGTGCTTAATCCATGTATCTCTGGCTACTGACATATCATCTGGTAAATCTCGATTAGGAGAGTATAGCACTTGGGCTGGGTGGGTTACATCGTTGTCGTTCTGCGGATAATAGTTCCTCGACGTTTTATACATCGTTTCACCTTCTATCACACACATAAGTAAAGCATTGGCAAACCGACCAGATATTGGGCTGAATAGGTAGTATTCATAATAATCTCTTCCTGTTGTCCCTGCATCTGGATTAACAGAGGCATCATCATATTCACCCATGCGAATGACATATACCATGAATCTATCGCTATCAGGTGCTATCCACTTTTCTTCTAATACTATTTCGCCTATACCGATGATCCCAAGGCATCTCATATACGCCTCAGCACCATTTAGGTCTTCCGTAGTACATGCAGCAGCTGGAGTACTATATTGACCAATAAACAATCCGAAGATACTACCATTACGAGATACCAACTTCCCAACTTTCTCCATTCGGAAATTATATATATCTCTCGCTTCACCATCATCTATCAATTCAGGTGCAACGTTGGAGTTCAATCCTCCGAACTTGTTTATTCGTATGTCTTTGTAACTCATGCCCATGGAGCCATTATATATGACACAACACCTTCATTAAAGAGAACTGGTTTGTTCACCTTCGCTCTTGCTATCTCTGCATTAAACTGATCTTCGTACACCCTGTAATTCGCATTGCCTTGACTTTTGATATACACAGATATAGCGTAGGCAAGAAATGCCTCCTCATATTCATCTAAAGATGGATTAATCTGTGCCGATATAAAGTTAGCTTCAAAATTCACTTCGTGTGGATACCACGTTGCCCATTGATAGCTACCCGACGATATGGCATGCAGGTCAGGATGGTAATATACTTGTATGATGTCTTTCTCGTATGCGGGATAAAATAGGAATCGTCCTTGCCAGATGCTCCATAGCGTGCTACGGTCATTAACTACTGTCCCCCATAATTTCATATCGTAATTAGTCGGGACTTCCTGTATTTTTACTTCCCAGTGATCTGCGACCCTATTCATTTGTTTTGGATGTTGCATTAGCATTGGATAGCCGTCTTCGTCTCTAACCTCCAATATATCCAGCATGTCTTGAGGTGCTAAGAAGATACCTCCTATTGCTCCGATATTGACAATGCTTTCAACATATAAAGTTTCTCTTTGGAATAGTTGTATACCACGGGTAAGTTTTCGCATGAAAGAATACTTCGTAACATCGAGCTTTTCAGTATATATTTTCACAGCATCTTGGAAATCGCTGTACAGTTCTGAAAATGTAGATGGCATAACTAAATTCCTTTCTTACTTGGCAATAATACGGAAGCCCTTAATTGTTCCTTATCGTATTCCGCTTTTAAGCCCTTTATAATAAAGTCAATCTCAAGTTCAATACTTTGCCTTGCTACTTCGTCCTTGAGTATCTGTAAGCAATACAAGACGGCGTATAAAACTACTATTTCGTCAAACTCGGCGGGTATAACCGTTTCGTTGTCGTCTGTTCCAGAGATATTTAACAACTCTAAATCGTCTATTGCCGCTATATAATATACAATAATTCTTTCAATATTCCCAGATAAATTATAGTTTCCGTAACTTATTTCTAAAATATATCTTGTCAATAATCCAGAGATACCGTAATACGTAGTATAGATCGGAAATTGCAATGTTGGACCGTTAAATGCATGCTCTCTTGCTGCCTCTATCTCTCTGTTAGCTACCCGTCTCATCTCGGAAATGATTGTATCACCTCCATCTGTATCGTTATATTCAAAGTAAGCGACATACACATCTAAGCAATCTTCAGGTAAAAAGAACCTCGTAAGTCCTTCAGTTGTAACGCTTTCAGGATTAATAGCAAGTTTATTACCATATCTCTCTGGGGTCATCACCATTGTTGTATGCTGGACCTTACGTCTTGCTCTGTTAATGCAAGTCATAACCAAAGAATCATCAATGGCTTGCATAACATCATTTCTCAGTAATCGTAGTTTTACATCATCTATATAATCTCTTGCTGTCATAGCTTCTTAGATGCCTCCCCTTTCTCTGGTGGTGGTGCTGCAAGCGGAACAACTGGTTCGATGAACGAATCCAATTCCCTACTTTCCATCTTTTGCTTAGCAATATATAACTCAAATATTTTAGACTTCTCTTGTGCTAATCGTTTCTGTACTTCAGTAATCTGGGCATGAATGGTTGTCCGAGCAAATATCCTTTGCATAATAGTATATATCACAATATCTATATATTCTTCTGGTATTGGGACAACATCTGTATCTGCTGTGAGTTCTGCTGGCATTGAATAATAGTCTAATATGCCAGTTAGGTCCGTGGGGTGAGTATATATCCTAAACTCTATTGGGACTGATGTTGTGTCTGCCTGTCCCCAAAAGGTATAGATACCAGCATGATCATAGGAATGGTTGAAGTCATGGATATTGATACTGTTGGTTATATTAAAGTATTCCTTAATATCAGCATATCTTGCTTCGTCATATACGCCTTCTGATCGTTCCACCAGCAATCTTGACCTTCTGACAAACTCACGAGGTATAGCACTCTCATTGGCTATTGTCATTCTCCGTAGGAACGCTTCCCCCTCATACGGGATAACCAACGAAGCAATCTCTCGTATGCTATGATTTGCATAGCGAACAAGGGTATCCCAGTCTAAATTGATTGCACTACGATGATCGCCTAATCTAATGATTACTTCATCTATAATACCTTTCAATGTTATTTTGGCGTATTGTATCATTACTCATCCAGCTTATCAAGTGTTAATTTCTGATTTTGGTATGCGGCTAATCCTCTCTCCATCTCTCCTACGTCAATATTGTTAGCTAATTCGGCTGCCATAAACACTACCTCATGGTGATATTCACTTGGCAGAGACAAAGCTACGTTATTAGCGGGGGTTGTCGCATCGTATACGAATACATCGGGTTCGATAACCCATACTAAATTTGCTACCGTATCTGTATCTGATAGCCATATATATGATTCCAATTCACTCGTTACGGTACTATATACCTTCGTCACGGTATAGTAAGCAACTCGTGGGAACCTGTCTCCTGGGTTTGTCCCTGGTGGTACATAGTTATAAAACAATTCTGGTGGTACATATCTTGCACTAACAGAATATTCATCATCAGCCCCACTCGCTTTCATCCGAACTGCTCGTGGATATAACAGTGGATTAGTTCCCGCTGTAATGATCGAGCCATCAGTGAATCCAAGTGAAGTTCTATATAAAGGTCTCAAAGCTCGTTCATCCATTTTTATATAATATTCATGGACTTTTCTGAGCTGTGCCTCGTTAATAATCGCTGCTATTTCCGCTGTTGTTGGAAACCAGTCTCGTGAATCATCTAACAGCATTCTAACGGCTCTCATTGTTTCAATGGTTGTCATATCTGTCTCCCAGTGTTTTGAGCATTAGTATATACTGGCGGTTGTTGATTCATTGTATTGTCTAGAATTTCAGCTACGTCTTTACCAGTATATCTAACATATACATCAGATTCCAGTATCTTACGCATCTTCTCATAGAGTTGTTCTTTGAAATCTCGTTGTGTCTGTACTTCTTTCATCCCACAGGAGAATGCGGCGTGTTTCGCTATCACATCATTATACACAAAATCCTCGAAATCCCTAATGGCATAATCTGCACTTAGAGTATCAGAGGTAATAGAAGCAGGTGATTTGTAATAATATAGCACTCCATTGGTTGAAGCTCTTGCCTCCATGAATGTGCATGTATTCTGCAAGATGATTGCAGCTCTGTGGTCGGTATAGAAGAAGCCATATCCAGTGCCACCTAAATACACTTGAGCCATTTTTAGAGTTCCCTCTGTTGCTCCTACCCTTGCACTTAGATAATGCATATAGGAGGTAAGGGAAGTTAAGGTGATGGCACCAGAAGATAGCCCACTCGATCTAATTAGTCCATTAAGCATGTATTCTTTTTTGGACTGCAAGCAGTAATTGACATAAATATCTTGGGAGATATTGAGGTAAAGCTCGATTTCTTCATCACTCCAAAATTCCCCCTTGATACTGTCAGAGACAACATCTTGTAGATATCGTCTCACTCTTGTTATCAGTCCATTTGCTCGCATGCTTTACCCCATTGGTGGTAGTTGTCCCATTGATATACCTGGAGATGGAGGAGGTCCCATAGGCATCCCCTGTCCCATTGGTGGTCCTTGATCCATAGGCATTCCTTGTCCCATCGGCATTCCTTGTTCCATACCCATTCCTTGGTCTGCTGGGAAACCTGGTATTGGAGCATTAGGTAATGGAGGAGGTTGCATCATCATCTGTATCTGTTGGTCCAGCATCATTTGCGCTCTCTGTACTTCCGCCAATATGTCTTTTAATTGGTTAGTCTTCTCATTAAGCATCATGCTTTGGATCATGTTCATCTTAGATGTCTGCTCGTTCTCTTTTCGCTGCCCCTCTGTGTGTGCTGCTTCCTTACCAAGCTGGAAATACTGGCTTTCCTGTTCGGCTGATTTTGCTTTCTTCTTGCTATGCGGTTTAGCTCCACTCTCTTTATAGTTATCCATGGTAGTCCTACTGATTAGTTTTCTTCAATTTTCTCTCGTGTTAAGGATTCTCGGTCCTTCTTTAATTTCATCGCCACTGGTGCTGGCGGAGCATCTTTCCAAAAATGACGATTGAATTGAGGATGCTCTTCTAAATACTTAATGTCTGTTTTGTTGTTGGTTTCGTATACGTGATTGTTGAATACTATCAACGTAGCTGAATCAATCTCCTGTCGAATTAGCATTAGTTTTTTCTTGTCTGCAAAGTATTTCTTTACTCCATCATTAGGAACGGTGTTCCCATCCTTATCCACCTTAGTTAATTTTAAACCAGGTTCACGCCCTACCTTTTTGATAGGACGTGGTTTCTGGTTAAAAGGTGTTCGCTCTACGTATCGCACTTGTTGTGCTTCGTTAGCCATTGTTACTCCTTATTTATCTAATATATCCAAAAAACTTCGGAGAAGATGTATCAGCAGAATTTCTTGGACTATAACCACTTGTGAAGTCATAATAGTCATACGGTTCTGTTCCATCACCAAGATTCTTGTTATGGAACTCACCGTCTCTATCGTAACCCTTGTAGTTCTTTAATGCAGGTGGTAATGCTAACGCATATTTAGCGGTAGTACCAGATACACTATTCACTGCTGCTGTCGTCCCTCCGTCTGACTTAAAGATGTCTCCTTTTTTGTAAGCCACACCACTATAAGTAAGTGTGCCTAACAATACCTCATACCAGATGCCTGACAAGCCAGATACAGCACCATTAGTCCCACTCGTAGCTGTCAAGACAGGTGCAGGGAACCAATATCCTCTGTATCCATCTGTTAAGCTAGTAAGAGCTGCTCCCGCCGCATCTACACCATCTAAACTTCCCTGTCCGTATGCTTCTATTGGTGGACTCTGAGATACCCCAGAAAGTCCAGTAGTAAACAATGTAAAAGGATTGTTTCCGACGGTAGTCGCATCGTAAGTATGTGTAATCGCATCCGCACTGGTTGTCCCAACGGTTGTCAAGCTACCCACTACCAGAACTCCTGAAGGTCCAAACTGATATAGTGGCTTGCCATCTCTCTTGCTAATATTAAAATTAGCGTGTTGGCTAATATATCTCATTTCTATATCTCCTCAATTAAGTTCTTAAAAGTGCGTGTGATTGCTCTAAGTGCCATTTAATTGTTCCTTGCCATTCGATCATGTATTTAATATCACGCTCATTGTTGTTAGAATACAACCTTGATTCGTAATCTTTCACAATACACCATTCTGCTTGAACAGGGTCCAATACAAATAACCAGTTCTCTGCGTCGGTATCTTGGCGTAATGTTTCGTTTCTTACCATAGTAAGAGCGTAACCGCCAGGAATTACGTAAGTATCTAAATCTAAAGTAACATTGCCTACGAGCTTCATTCCTGAAGTTCTGCGATATTCTCTGAAATAGTCATTGAAGTTAATTAACAAACGACCACCTGCAAAGCCCAGTTTCTTTTTCTGTCCTGAAGGGTTATACCTATATGCTTGCTCGTGCAAGAAGTTAACAATCAGCATTTCAAAGTCTGTTGATGCATTTGGATCGTAATACGAAACGTTGGTTTCTATGGCATGGAATAAACCACGCATGTGCCTCATTGGTCTGGTAGGATCAGTAAAATCAACAGATCGTTCAGACCATATTGAGTTATAATCCACTGACTTTTTGAAGTTTCGTATTGTTTCTTGTTGCTGCAAATCAAAGTCTGCCATTGAACCGTTGGTCTTGATCCACTTCTTCTGATCTTCTGTTATCGTAATAACAGCTTCTTTATGCTCTACATAGTTGTAGTCATATAAGACGTCAGTTTGATGTGATTCTGCCTCAATGTCCTGACTTTCCTTGATTGTCCGTCCAGTGTATATAACATCACTTACAGTGAAGTCTAACAATGGTGCGGCTTCTACGTTCATTACTAGCACTGATCCATCAGAAGTTCTGGTTGTTGAATTTCCAGTGACTGCCGCTGGGAATGTCAAATCAGAACCACTTACTTGTAGTGCTGCTCGTGGTGTTGCCACCACCATTACTGTTTGTCCTGTTTCAAGAATAGTAAATTTGTCCTGTGGTGCATAATACATCACGTCATTGGTTAATGGTCTAGACGCTTGGTCTAAAGTCATTAAGGCAAAACGTGAATATCCTGCATCCACTGTACCACTCATAGTAACTGAGGAACAATAATCCCAATGGTCAAAAGCATGCAACTGAGTTGACTGTACTTTATGACTATGAGGTTTCTTTCCTCTGCCTATGGATTTAGATATTGCTTGAAAAGGAGCTGCTTCTGGGTCGAGAACTCTCACTTTTTCGTCAATGTCCGCTACTAACGATAACGGATCAACGGTTACTGATGTTCTCGTTCCAGGTCTATGCCTACTATCATAAGCCATGATTTATCTCCTTAATATCATAAGTTTTTCCAGTTCATCTTGCGTTCTGAAATACCAACATTATCTATCTTCGGTATCTTCAGCATCGGTTTCCCTGTCTTCGTGTTTGTTGAGCCAGGTGCTATCTTCGGCACTTTCTTAACTGACTTGGTCGCTATGTTTCTCTTTGCTTTTGGCGTAACATCGCCAAACTTCCTATCCAACAACGCAGCTTTTATTACACCATTAATCTGGTGCTGTGCGTATTTCGTGTTCTGTACATCTACCCGTCCCTTTTCATCACCATAATATGTGGTGAAAGCAGCTCTGACAGCATTCTTCTGTTCTTCAGTTAATCCGCTTGGAGTAAACCCAGCGTTGTTTAATGCTGTTGCAAACATCGTATCGTTATGCTGTATGATGCTTTGCTGTTGCTGCTGTTGATTCTGTTGTTTCATTTGGTTTTCGTATGGAGATAACCGTTTTTGTACAGCATCCTCAACCTTCTTTTCAAATGTTGCTTTATCCAACATCCCATAATCTTCTGTATCATCTTCTGGTGGAGCGGTGTTAAATTTCTTGCCCCACATTTCGTATAGTCCCCTTTCGATTTCTGCGTCTGTATGCCCTCGTGCTAAATAATAATCCACGTATTGCATTAACTGACTTTTGTTTAGGTTCTCTACAAATGGCGTTGCGTCTTGTATGAATTGTTCATAATGGCTGAAGTCTCGTTCTGCTTTTGCTACTACATCTGGAAGTTCGTCTTCTGTGATGGTTCGTTCATGTTCGTTCCCATCAGCTCCAGTGTATGTCACTACAAAACTATCCCCCGATTCTTCATCCTCCGCATCATCGCTATCGTCCAAATCTTCGGCTTCTTCATCATCCTCTTGCTCGTCGCCTTCTTGCTCGTCATCGCTATCGTTTTCTTCGAGATCATCATTTTCTTCAGTCTCTTCATCAGTGAGTTCCGATATATCATCTGTATTCTCCTCACTGTTAAAAGATTCACGATCCTCTTCTGTGAAAGATACGGACATCCCGCCATCCAATATACTAGGCATATAACCCCCTATAATAATGATGCAATAATAGACTCAGAAGATAAGCGTTGCATTTCAGGATGCATATTGGCTTCCTGTGCTATTTGCTCCTGTTCCGTTTGATTCACTTCTTGAAGCATTTGTTCTCTCATCCTTTCAGTCTCATTTAATTTTTGTTCTATCTTAGATTGTTGTTTATGAATTTCCTGTTCTTTGTCTTTAAGTTCGTCTCCACGTTCAGCTTGTTCTTTAAGCTGTTTCTTGCGCAAGGAATCTATTACTGATTTCTGTAATTTTTCTTCTTCTTGCATCTTAGCTTTTTGTTTAATATAATCTTTATAATGTTCTAAGCCGTCCATAATCTTCTTTTTGGTGTTCTTCGATATATCTGAATATTCGAGCATGAATTGAGCAACTATTTCAGGTGGTATGCCTGGTATTGTCATAAACAATTCTTTCAGCTGCTGGAATTTCATTTCTCTGATTGTTTCAGATTTAGAGATTTCATCTACAACTATATCATATTTTATTTCTCTGATTGTGTCCAACACCCCATCATCTATCTTCATGTATTTAATGTCTTCTTCGCCACCTATTATGCGGAGTTGTTGTCGTGGGTCCATATAATTTTTCATCCACCACACCATTTTATATGTTACATTTTTTCTCCATTGACGTAAGTGATCGAATAATGGTAGTCTTGCCAAACCACCTTGTTCGGCTCTCGCCATTACAGCTTTACCTGATTCTGCTGCATTCTCTTGGAAACCTAATACATTCCTTCCACCAGCATAATCATTCATTCTATTGATGCCAAATTGGATACCTTGGAATAATTCTGGTCTCACTGGTACATTTGGTTTCAAGTCAATAGCACTATGATTCAGGACTGGTAATACTGGAGATATATTTTTCATCTCTCTTCGTACATCCTCAATATCTTTACCTCTCGGTAAGAGGGATTCCATTACTGTCATAGGACTTTTAGCTGACGAACCAACTGCATAATCCCACATGGAGAAGAATCTATTCACTGCTATTTGCGGGCTGACAAGATTATCAATAAACCCCCAATAATCTCCATCTATAAAATATGCGAAGTTCAGATCAAATGGGAAGAAAGGAATATCCAGTTTCGTGGAGTATAACAACACATCAGAAACTACAATACTTTGCTCAATGCATGGTATTTCAATGCCTTGCACTTCTATTTTCAATGTACCATCATCGTAATATAAACCGATGCCATCGCTAATATACTGCTTTATTAATCCATTTCCAAATGCAACAGCATCATTTTCTTTATCAAACTCAAATTTATTTCCTTGCACGTCATCTACTACAACATATTGTGTCTTCTTAAATGTCTCATAATACTCTATCACTTCTATCATTTCTCGTGATATATTTGAGCTTGGAACTCCTCTGCGTTCTAAATCTTCCTGCCGTTTAGTCTTAACTCTATTGACTATCCCAGATACGCTTGAGATACCTTCTGCCCCTGGGACATCATAGATTATTTCTGTATATCCTTTGTATATCTCATCTGCGGTTGCACGAGACATGTTCATTACTCTTGCCATCCATCTGGCATCAGACAAATCTGATTTTTTTGAATCTCCATCCCAAAACAATTCATTAATCGGAACTTTCTCGATCTTTGGATAGCCATATAAGACATCATCAGCTGCCCATGAGATTACAGATGCCCCCATTCCTCCTATTACAGCATCAAGGAATACATCTGTTTCGATGCTATCTGTGTCGTTAACCTGATTTGCCCATTTGACTAAGAACGTAATAATCTCTGCTGCTTGCTGATCTTCTTGCTCTCTACCTATGACATGCACATCAAGTCTTGTTTGTGTCTGCATGCCAATTAGGTGGTCAACTTTGTGCTGTATCTCGTTAAAGACATAGGGCTGTCTGAATTGCATTCGATGCATCTCTTCCTCTTCAGGTGTCCAATGCCTCCCTGCGTAGTAATCCACATTCCTTAGATGTGTTTCATACTTCTCATTATACACATCCTTGACAGATTCAATGTCATTAAGAATGTACGCTACCTTATCATCTGACTTAGTGTGTCTCATTAATATACCACAAATGTATTATATCTATTGAATTTTTTACCATTTATATCTATTATCCCATCGTCTTCGTATTTCTTCTCTGTACTATATGTTGTATCTAATAGCACCTCTAGATCAGGTCCAGAGAACTCCTCATGGTTAGACTCTATCCTATTGTCTCGGAGTGAAGTTATAGGATAGCCAAATGCACTGGCAACGATATATCGCAAAGCGTCTATTGCATCATCTGGTCCAGTGGTATCTAAATCTTCTTGGTTTGTTATATTTCGCTTGTTGTACTTATTTAGCGGTAGAGTCTCTATGAGGGTTCTACAATTTTCAAATACCTGCAATAATGGGAACTCTCGACGTTTATCCCAATGTAACCATTGCTTCAGTATTCTCCATCCTTCTATTCTTTTGTTGTTAGCTTTTAGCAATGGTAAACCACCAACGGTAAATATGTTTTCTGATGTCTGATCGTTTTCGTTGGTCCTACCAGACATACCCCACATAGAAGGATCAGCATATATCTCTCTTACATAATCCACCCTATCTCCAAGCATACCACCAATACCTCTGACGTACTGTTCCAATACACCTGAATCAACGTATTCATCTATTATGTACAAACGACCTGTATCTGGGTCCTGTGCAGATAGCAGGAATACAGTTGGATGAGTATCGCTAAACCCTAAATCTAATCCCCCGACATGTCTCCAGTGAGCAGGTATCTCGAATGGCTTCACGACATGTTTCTCTTCATTCCATTCCGAGAAGTACTGTCCTGTAAATACATTCCAATCACCTTCCAGCCATGCTCTTCGGCGATCTTCACTCATTCCCTTTAGGTTATCTATATAGTCTTCGTCTATATATGGGTTATCATATACACTGGCAGATATAAATACATACTTCTTCTTATTCTTTATGGCATTCTTGTTCCAGTACTTATAATCTGGTGTAATGAAGTGAGTTTTAAACCAGACATCTGAGAATCCACCAGGATTACCTGTCATAAGGAATGTTGATGTGAAATTCTTAATGCCTGCATTACGCAATGAACCAATAAGCATTTCCAACTGATCTGGATAGAACTGATTTGCTTCATCAACAATCATGTACTGATATTCCAGTCCTTGGACCTTGATGACATCAGTGTCTCTCTCGGCTGCTCTAAAAATGATTTTCGATTTATTATTAAAATATGCTGTTCGATCTTGTCTTCGGTAGGTATATCCAAATACTTCTTCTGGATATGTTTCAAGTAGTTTTTGTATAAATAATTCATTTAGTTCGCTATAATGCCGACGCATTATCACAACTCTAATTCCTGGGAATTGAGCGGCGACTAATACTCCAGAGGATAATGCGAAATGGCTTTTCCCCCCGCCTCTTGCTCCTCCATAAAAGATATACTTCCCTTTACCAACTTGCTCTAATGCTTGTTGCTGTTTAGGATTTCTTTTATAGCTTATGTAGTCCGATATTTTATCCATCGTTGTATCCAAGAACTAAATTTGGGTCATCTATCTCCAGCTTTCTATCGCTTGCTGTATTCATTCTCCTCTGTTCGATCAACCTTGAATGTGCAATAAGCGAATTATATACTTTTATCTGTTCCTCGAAACTTCCCTCTTGCATAATTGAATATGCTTTTTTCATACTATCGTACAGTAAAGCGTCCAATGCTTCCTGTTGTAATTCAACTGATGGGATGGTTAAAGCGTTATCTTGCACTAAACCACAATTTTCATGTTCTAATATTTTGCCAAGTGATCCCATTTCGTTATATTAACATACAATAATTATACATATTATACAAATATATTATGAATTATCTTAAAAACCTAATAAAAGCCGAACAAGACGCATATTATGCTAAGTTAATCTCACTGATTAATGGTTCTGCTAGCTTAGACGAGTATATTGATAAAGGAGTGCAAAACAATGCAAGAGAGTTTTACCATTCTCTCCGAGACTTTATCCGTTATTCCAAGGACTTCATGTTCTACATGAGAATGGAATTATGTGAAACTGCTATGCGGTTTGTTTCCCCAATGGATGACAAGCTGATATGTGGAAGTATAGCACCTTCTCTCTTCTGTGGTCCGTTCCAATTTTCTTATATCAATACAAGATTTGAAAAGGATATGATAGTGCTATATCTGGAGTTAGCTAAGTTAGAGGTATATCCAAAGTTCCTATACGGAACACACCCTAATCCAATGACTTACTCATCTGGAATGTTTACTTCTCATCATAGGATTGGATCAGCGATAGACTTTCATAGATTTACTGATGTGGAATCTGAATGGGCGATGGAGATCATAAGGAAGAATAACTTAATGTTGAGTATTACCAATATGGTACGATATACCCATATACATCGAAAGTCATCTCGGGATTATCAATCTAAGGCATATAGCTGGAGGCATTGTTATGATATGGACAATAATTTATCGTAAAGAACTTTGATTTGTTTATAGGTATCATCTTTCATCATGTCTTGGGGTGTATATCGCAATATATGCCATAACTCCTCATTAGCTAAATTATATTTTTCCATGTCGTTAAGAAATCCAAAACCACGATTATGCCTACCACTAATCCACACACCACCTTCTATCTCTATGGCAAGTTTAACTTCAGGATAAGCATAATCGAATCGGAATCTTCGTTTACCGTGAAACCTATGTTCTGGTTTTGGGTCGGGTAGTCCCGCTTGCTTCAGCAGGAGCAAAGTTAATTTATTTGTGTTCTTACTTTTATCGCTTTTCACTTAAATACCTTTGTGTGTTAACATCAAATCCCATTCTAAACATACCAGTGCTTCCAACGTATCTATGTTTAACTTTGGATATATAGATGGATGAAGTATTAGATAGCACCCCAGTATAGCTATCTAAGGGGCGATATACCATCATAAAGTTATCAGCAACATTATACCAGTTTGCACTACCTGATACGTCGTATGGCGATGGGACGGTATAAGATTTCTTTGTCTTGTCAGAGAAGTCCATCATTGGTTTCCTTGGATGTGCTACCACGAATGTATGAATATCTTTGTCTCGTGAGTAATACTTCAGCATATTCAGCTTCCTACCTATGTATTCATGTTCGGACATATCTCCATATGAATGTGATATTTGATTCCATGGATCAATGACCATACCATCAATATGCTCTTTGCTAATTAACTCGGTTACGGAATCAATGATAATACTAAATTTATGATCGTAGTTCTTTGGGAATATGAAATAGAAATGTTCTCTGATGAAGTCATATGCCATCTGCATCTCGTGCATATCCATTTGACCTTCTCTGCCGTTCTCAAATGGCTTGCCTATATATATTTCAGCCAGACAAGACATATACATTGCTGCCGATGAATCTTCTGGACTAAACACTGCAAATTTCCATCCAGCGTTCTTAGCCAGTTGTGTCATTATATACTTTAGCCAGCTTGTTTTACCATGGCTTGGAATACCACTTACTATTGTCAGCATTTTCCGATAGAACTTAAATAGCCCATCGAGTTGATATATACCAGTGCTATCTCCATTCTCAAAGCCTTTGGTGTATATATTCATAAACTCATCATAGTAAGCATCTGCTGTTAGCTTCTCTATAACTGTCCTATCATCACGCTTCTGTTCAATACGCTTGGGTTCCCAGCCATACCGCTTTGCCATGTTAACGACAGCCCCTATATTGATCGTAGTAATAGCGTTAGCGACCTTTACTTCTGTACCCTTGTCTTCGTCTGGGGACCACTCTTCAATCAGCTCTACCGCCGTCGTGTGGTCAAATTCGTTAGCTATACCAGATACAACAAGCAACCAGTCCGTATATTCCATCCGCTTTGGTATAACGCTTAGCATCCCTCTAACGTCTTCTGCTGTCCATTCACGATCCGTCGGGACAGTAGAGTAAGAAGATGCCATAGCACTTACAGCACTCTCTAACAGAGGTTTGGTTGACAGTATACCGCCAATATAAGTAATGGTGGCATTTGTATTCCCATAGAACATACGAGACGCATCTTTGCAGCTAGCATCTGTATGGTACTTAGCTATGAGCTTTTTAATGATTGATTCATATTCATACTTATCCATTCGCCTGTCCAACTTAAACACCACACGATAACGCTGGTCATCTTCTTTGTGGTTATATGTTGTGTAGGCAAACAATGCATTCTGTGCTAAATACTCATCATCTAATATGCTATTAAATTTAATGTCGTTGGCGTGGTCGAAGTCTAATGCTAGGCATTCTGTGGCAATGATGTCTTTTTTAGATGGATTACTGCCGTCATGGTTTGGTTTAATAATGCCTGGTGATATTGCGATTCCTTGTTTTACTTTGTTCATCATCTCGTAAACGTCTGTCTTTACATTTTCCCATCCTGTTACATAGGGTGTTGTTTTGTTGATGATGTTTGTATTTTGCGAATATTCTATCATAGCACCCCCCCTTATAATGGCATGTGAGTTCTAACGGATTCCTTGTCTATACACTCATCTCCCTCGTACACATTCTCCCAGTCATTCAGGATTGACTTCTCGATAAGTTTCTCAGGACTGTATCCCTCGACACATGACCTTGCTAATTTTCGTAGCATAATCTCAGCAGCATGTACCGTGAGCGGATGGTCAAAAGACCTATGCTTAACCATTTGCGTCCACATAAACTCAAAGTCTTCTCGGCGATTAAGGACTGGTGGGATCGGTAAAATTGTGGGTAAAACACCATCGTCGCTAAGCTCGTAGTATTCTTTCGGCGGACGTGGTTTCCTGCTTTTGCCAGAACGTTTAGCTGCGGGCAAAGGTGCTATACCCTCTTCGCTTCTCGAAGTTTCGGCAAATAGTTCCAAACTTTCTTTTTTATTATTATTTTTTTCTTTATTCTTACTCTTATTCTTCAAACATATAGCACTAGTAAGAAGAGATTCATAAGATAAATATATATCCTTACAGTCAGTTTTTGAGGAATTGTTGATTTCACGAGGTTTTATTTTGCTACCAGTAGGTGCTATACTCTTTGTTTCCCTCGAATTAGCTACTGCTTGCAGAGAAAGTAATCCTGAATTTCCCTCTGGATAAATATAGGTAATTCGGTCAGCCGTAAAGTACTTAGTGGCTTTAGCTGTTAGACAGTACCACTGGGTGTTGTCTAAGTTATTGCCATCTAACCGACTTGTCTTCTGTATAATACCCGATTTTGTAAGTCTTGTTACTGCTGTCCATATCATTTTATAGGTTAATTTTGGGATTAAATCTACTAATAGTTGGATCGGTAGCCGTAGATATTCCTGCCCGTTTTTAATCGCTGTTGTGGCTGTTTTGGAATTAGATAACGCCCTAATTGCTTGGAATACACACTCTGCATTTGGACTTGTTAGAACGGCTAAATCTGCGTTTAAAATTTGTTCTGCCATGATTTCCTCCTAATTGGTATAAACGGTATATTGTTTTTCGGCTATTTCTGAATTTTGAAGTTGTGCCATACACAGTAAGCCGTAATATAATAAAAATTCTGCTAAATAGCCAGACTTTTTTTCGCTTTTTTTAATTATTTTTTCCATATGAATTTGCAAGTCTTTTAACGCTTTCAGATCAAAAGAGTTGGTTTGTTTTTGGGAGAATATTGATCGCAACACTAAGTCAAGTGTACCTTGAGAATCATTATGTAGCATCTTTTCTTTCTGTGCTTCCATCTCAGCATGTCCTTCTAATGTTAATAAAAGTAGCCACACAACATCAAGGTGCATGGCTACGATGAATTTATAATGAATAGTATGATTTCCACATGGTCGCCACATTCGGATCGTCCAGATGAGCTGCAATGACCAATGCTTTAAATAATATTAAGTAGTTAATGGCATCGCCATACTTCTCATCGAGCATTGTCCGTGGTGTCTCACTGGGATCATCCTTGTCGTTAATGTCCTGAATCGAGACGAGATGTTTTAATAGCATCCCCAATAATGCATGGGCTGCCTGATAGAATAAAAACCTATCTCTATCTTCCTGATAATAGCGTGTATATAGTCTTGCTGCTGCAATAAAGTTATGTAATCTGTTATCCGCTTTCGCATATTCTGCCGCTTTTTCAACCAGCACTTTATTGACAAATGAGTAGCAATACGCATATTCTTTTGGATCACACGTTATGGCTTGTTTGCTTTGTATGAGTTCATAAATCGTGTGGTCAATGAATGAATTAAGTTCATGTATCTGACATTTGAATGCCAATACTGTATCAATTAAAGATAATGAACTTTTCACAATATCCTCGGTGATGGCTTTTGCGTTAATGGCAAGTCCACTACGCACTGAGTGGATACTCGTTACATTGTTTAATGTCTGTTGGACAATAGTGTCCATCTGTTTATTGCTAATTGTTAAGGGCATCAGTTAACTCCTTTTCATATTTTTGTAATATTTCTGTTATAATGGCAATATCTGATCGAATCTTCCTGTTGTACTGTGACTCACTATCAATAGTTTTGTAATAGTGGTAAATACAAGAACGATCAAGATTCAAGTGCTTCGCAATGGCTGCTGGGTTATGTCCATACAGCCTTGCTATGTGTGCGAATATCTTACGATGAACCACAACACTTTCCTTTCTATTGGTGGCTGTTAGATCAGCATAGGTAAGATTGTAGAATCCAAGTATAGCCGACATAATATCATTGAGACTAATACAAAAGGATTCATGCTTACGCTCCTGAGCTATCTCCATAATCCGCTTATTGATGTTGTGTGTGAGTTCAATCATTTGGCATCTCGTATCTTAATGGCAACGTTGATAATCCCCTCCATCATCTCTGTCGAGTATTTATCGGAATAGTTTTCTTTTAACTCCGAAGCTGTTTTACGGCTATATAAGGATACTTCTTCTAACAGGGTATCTATTATATCAGTAACCGCTGTCATAAAGTATTCGGCTTGCTTATTATCCTTTAAAGTAACACTCATAATCTTTGTCTCCAGTTATTAATTTCTTAAACTTAATTGATTGTCGGCGGCTATTGTCACCAACTGCTGCTCTAATCGCTTCATAGAACGAATCCCCTTTGGGGTCAACTTACCCTTCTTGCCATCAATATGAACGATGTCTGATTGAGATAACATCCCATTATTTTTAAAGTAATAGAAGTTTCCATAATTGACATCGGCATAGACACACTGACGTTGCAATTCAGGATTACTATATTTAGGTGTCATCACGATCCTCGAACTTATGGAACATACTATACATCGTTAATATAATCATTTTTTTTGACATTGTCGTGAGGAATCTCTTATATCTTGGAGGAACATCCTTAAATTCCTTAGAATCACATAAAGCTCGAAAATCATCTTCGGCAATCCTATGTAGCATCCTCCCTCCATTCAACCCTGGATACGATCTCTCCTTACTTAAGATTTCACTATTGACAAAATCTATCATTAGAGTACGTAGTATCTTATTCAGGTTGTTAGTTATTGCCGTCATGTCAAAATCTAACGACCATTCTAAGTCTGTATCGTAATTGCTATGGATTACGTTAGAGACCTCTTCGTCATATCGGTCTACGAAAAAACCAGTCGCCTTTGAACTTATTGCTTTAGGCATCGTCTTTCTCCCATAAGGTGCTATACTTCTTAAACATCTCAATATACATATCCTTAGCATCACCAATGTAAAATCCTTCAATGTCAAATTCCTTGATATGCCGACAATTCATCCCATCAACAAGGATTTCTTCATCAGGAACATCCCTGAACTTTACCACGTCTCCGTGTTTAGGAAGCATCTCACGTATCACACCAGTCATTCGGTCTATGCGACCATGTCCAGTAGCCACAACAAGCCCTATACTTTGTTTCTTCTTCGCTGTATCTGGTATAATGATCCCGCCAACTTGGTCATCTGGTCGTAACTCAACGATCAGCAAATCGTCAAATATCGGTTTAAAGTCAATGTGTCTTAATTTCATAAGTCTCCTCTTATAATTTGTTTTAAATAATAATACTAAGCATCTATATAAGCTATCGGAATACGATGTCCTATACAATAAGCTATTTCTTCCGCCATCCCAGCTGTTATATCCTTGCCATATACATTCATTTGTTGACATAACGATAAGAGCTGGTGCCCTACTTTCATTCCTCTATCCCTTTCATGTTCTTCCCTGTCGTCAAGATAACGAGCTATCTGGTGAGGACATATTGGAATATCTCCTCCAAGTGCTATTTGACGTGCTTTACTTTCAGCAAAAACAATGTTATCCTGAATATCTCCTGATAGAGGAGAACATATAAAAATTATCTTGCCTGGATGATGCTCCCCAATGACAGGAAGCCATGAGACATCCAACATGTTCTCTATGTCAAAATCGGATTTCCTATCTGGGTCATACCATTCTGAAGGCATTGCTCGTAGGATTTCAATCCGAGTTGTCCAGAAAGCTACCCTCGCTTTTATTGCTTCATGTACCTTCCCAAACGCATCTTTAATTGGATCAAATTCTTCTATTGCGCCAATCATAGCCATGTAAGTCGGTGATTCGGTACATCCAATTTCGCCAGCATTGCCAGCAGAAGGACAGCCATAGCACCCTTTAGCTTTGTAGAATGTTCGACATAGAAGGCAGTTGTCAACATTCCCTATTTCGTATAGTTCGTCTGTGTTGTCGCTCATTAATACATCTTCGTAGGCATCAAGCATCTCATGTATTGCATATAATGCTCGTCCTTTGTGCTTGCTTTCGCTCATAATTTTTCTCCATATTTATTTAATAAATAATGACCATATACTTATTATTAATAATACCATCACGATGATTGCTACCATTACGACTAATGCCTCACATAAAGTGTCGTCGTCGCATATCATTTCATTACCTCATACCATCTTGGAACATCGTTATGCCATTGGATCGCTTCTGCATCTATATTAAATCTCTTACTACAATAACCACAATCATTATCACAAAATACGAAACCAAAGTTCATTACTGCACACTCTCCTTGACACACTGGACAGGGCTTGATAGTAGGTTCGATATTAGCTTTGAATAGTTGCATTAAGCGGTTGTAACTAACATAGGTAAACTCATCTTGTACATGCCAAAAATACGTTTCGTCGGTATGGGCAGTTATTAAACCATCTTTGTTGAATAAAATATATCGTTTAAGATAATTTGAATCG